ATATGTGCTTGTAAAATAGTTGCCACTTGAAGATTATTTCTTACCAAGAAAGAACTCATAAATGCTCTGTGTGCCTCTATGTGAGCATCATGATCTTGTTCTGGGAAAACTACTAATGCTTGCATACGAAGAGATTGTGCATTCTCCATACCAGGATCAATAGGCATTGGTTTTGCAGGAGGAGGTAATATTGCTTCTACCTGTTGTACTCCTAACGCCATATACATTCTTCGATACGCTTCGTAGAGAGTATGAACTTGAGGATTGCTTTGTGCTAATTGTAATTGTGTTTGTGCCAACATAATTCGTTGACTCATGGAGAAGATGTTGGGATCAGATACAGGTTGTACGTCCACTCTGTCATCAAAGTCTGTTGCTTTAATCTGTCTGTTACCACCGGAGACATTGTAAGGATATTCAGGTGGTAGGGATGTTGCAAATAATTTTGCTAATAATTCAAATTCTTGTCTTTGTCCGTTGTGACATCTTTTGTGAATACCACTCATGACTTTGGAACCTTGTTCTAATAATGCCATGGTTGTTCCAACAGGATTAGCCTGTGAACCATCGCCCACTTTCATATCAGCAATCGCTGCAAATCTTCTTCCTGCATCGACGACATAACCAAGTAATTGGAATAAAGTTCCATCAGGTCCTTTGTAGGGAAGTGGCATTAACGCATTACGTAAATCTCCGCCTGGTGCATCAACGTCTCTGAATTCACCCGGTACTAAAGGTTCTTCATCATCTCTGACACGAAGACCTCGTGATTTGAAACCAGCAGGTAAGTTGGATAATGTACCTGCATCGAGCAGTGCTCGTAGTGCTGCCGTGGCTGTTCTTGTTAGTCCGCCTAGCATATGCACTAAACCAAAACCATAAAATCCGAGACCAGGTAAAAACTTGTAGTGAACAAAATATTTTTGTCTCATGAACATCGGGTCATCTTGTAGATAGTTTCGGTAGATTGATAAAATTTTTCCTGTGCCTTGTTCTAAAGTCACAACGTAAGGTAGTTTTAGTCCTGTGGGCTCACCATCTTCTCCAGTATTCTCATACCCTTCTAAATTCAAATCGACGTGCATTTCTAGCAACTCATACTGACCAGCATATTCTGACTTTTGTACGCCTTCTAACTCGTCATACTTTTCCTGAATATCAGAATACGAAGAATACAATTCGTCGTTCTCATCAATCTCAATATCTCTGTAAAAACCAGAAAGCATTTGTCGTTTCAAATCGTTCGGAGAAATTTTTATCACGTGTGTAATGCGTTCGGCATCTTCTAATTCAGATGCTCCGTAGTTCACGACTAAATCTTCACTCGGTATAAACTTTGCACACGGTCTTCCCATGTTGCCATCATAATAAATCTTTTTAAATGCACTTCCTGCTAGCGGTAAGTGAAATAACATTTGATCTGTCTCAGCGTCGTACTCTTTCATTTTGTACACTAACTGATAGTTCATAAATTCTTTGACACGCTCTGCCTGTTGTTCCACTTCATCGTTTACTTCTCCAATGATGGATGTTTTAACGGGACCGCCCGCAGGTAGAAGCTCTTTGTAAGCTCCTGCTTGAAACTGCGTGACGGCCTCGGCGAGTAGTGGATGAGAAACTGATGCAGCGCCTCGGAAAGGTTCGCTGACTTCTTGATATTTAAAACCTAATAGGTCTAATCCTTTAATGTATGATTGTTGCCAATCTTTTCTACTGGTCTGATCGACCGAGAACTGTGATCGCAGTTCATTGGAAATCTCTGCTAAGGATTCTTCGGGAATTTGTTCGGCTAAGTTGTCGGCGAATCCTTGACCGTCGTCCATGGCCGATGGACCAAGGCTTAGTATCTCTTCTTCATCACCTTCAACCTCTACTTCCATAGGAGTTGTTACTTGATCTAATGAAATTTCTTCTTCAACACCTTGTGGTGCTTCGTTTAACGTTTTGTCAATGTCAGCCATTCAATATTTATACCCTAAGATCCATAAAAAGCAATTCTACGTTTCGGACGATTTTCAATCTCCTCATCATATTCATGCTGTAATGCACCAAACTGTCGATAACGCATCAATGCTTGTGTCATGCTATCTACATAGTCGTCATGTCTACCATAAGGGAAAGCTGCGCATTCTTCAATCAATTCTTCTGCCCATTTATACGGAGGATACCAAATCATTCCACTCTCAAAAAGAGGAGATACGGAGTTGACACGCACTAATTTGTCATTACCTCTGCTCGGTGTAAAATTTATCACGGGAATACCCATGGATTGTAGCTCTTGCGTTAGGGGCATACCCGATGCTTTCGCTTCGATGATGATTTGTTCAGGCTCCCAATAAGAATTCTTCTCTAAAGCAATCCTTTTTAAGTCAGGGAAGTCCCATCTCCCCTTATCCGCCTCCATTAAGATCACATTTTGCTTTCCTGTCACCTCATTATAGAAAACTCCCCACGTTGTAATAGCAGAAAAGTCTGCTGAGTCCTTCGAACTAAACGCTGTATCGTAACTTTGAATGATATATTGCAAAGGAGGCTGTGGTTTGTCCCATAATTGCCACCATTCTCGCTTAATAATAGAAGTTTCTTCCGAAGTAGGCTGTTGTTGCCATTGTGCGTTCCATTTTGCAACAGGAAGAGACGCTTTGACGGAATCTAACTGATCTTTTTTCCAAAACTCTGGCCATTGCGGTTGTCCGTTGTCCATGATCGCTGGAAAATCGACAATCTCCCACTTATCAGCGTTGTCATCTTTCATCTGTGCTTCAATCAAACGCTCTGTTAAGTCTTCTTCGCTCCATCTGGTCATCACGACAACGATACTTCCCCCTGGTTGCAGACGCTGACGAGGTCCTGAGGTATACCATTCCCATGCATTCTCCATCGCCGTCTTCGAAAGAGCGTCTTGCTCGGAGTGAGGGTCATCAATAATGAGTAAATCTGCACCACGCCCGGTTATCGAACCACCGACACCTGCAGCAAAGTATTCACCCCCATGATTTGTCTCCCATCGTCCTGCAGCTTGAGAGTCTGCTCGTAGTTCTGTGTCCGGGAACACCGACTTGAATTCAACTTCATTCATTAAGTTTCTAACCTTACGACCAAAACGATATGCTAACTCTGCGGTATGGGTGGTTTGGATAATTTTCAATTTAGGGTTATTGCCCATCATCCAAGCGGGAAACAGGAAACTAGCAAATTCTGACTTTGTATGTCGAGGAGGCATATTCACTATCAATCTTGAAATTTTTTTATCCCTGATGTCTTCTAATTTTTTGGAAATGATTTTATGGTGCCTCCCCTCAATGAAGTCGGGCCATATGTTTTTTACAAAATCACTAAAGGAGTCCCGTGAACCTTTGGCAGCTTCCAGTTGAAGCTTTTTTAACTCTAGCTTCTTCACGAGTAACTGACGTTCGTCCAGGGACATCGAACCTAAATCTGAAATAAAATCGCTCATCTTTTCTTCTACTATTTATACTATAGGGTTATTGCATAGCAATTGCAAATTTAGGGGGTCGGGCTCAAAGCTCTAAGGCGTTTGCAAGTTTGAAAATCTCTTAGTATCTCTTGTTGGGGGGCGGTGGGCGGTAGAATAACCGCCCAAGAATAATCTAATAAGCTTCAATAAGTTCTTGATCTAGTGTTTTAAGTTCACCATTTGTATTAGGATAGAACATTACATCAAATCCCCAATACACCTCAAGATACCAATCTTGAATATTTTCATGCATTGAATAACTCTTTGAATATCCGCCTAATGAATAATCAATACCCCAATCATGATGAGGGCAAGATTCAAAGCCAACGTGAATTCCTTTTTTATCATCTGTTAATCTGATAAAAGTTTCACTATCCGCATAACTTGGATCACCAAACATTGTTGAAGCGTTTTTTCTTAATGCCTTATAAAGCATTTTAGAGGCTTTGATCATATCTATTTTTTTAGATGTGAAGTTAGGTAGGTTTTTTAATCTAGTCATTTAATTCTGCCTTTCTGTTAATGTAGGATTTATCCTACACTATAATTAAAAGATTTGTCAACTAATTAATATTTGACTTATGGGATAATATCTATAAGCTTTCGTTATTAACGAAAGGTAAGAATAACTATGAGAAAAATAACTAAAAAAGAAGCAATCAATAAAGGCTTAAAAGTTCAAAAGCTTTTGTCATGGATTGAACTAGAAAAGAAAATAAAGGCCATGCAATTACAAGCGAAACTTTTGAGGGATGATAGTCTTATAGATGGCTTTATGTCATTACAAAATGAAGATGACATTATTATAGGAAATAAGATTAAACTTAAGAATGTAATATCGACTAGATTTAATTCTACTGAGTTTAAAAAAGATAATCCTAAAATATACGCTAAGTATCAAAATCAAATAGTACATAGCATTAAGAAAGATCTAATATGAAACAGTTAGATTTATTTGACGTTAAGTATACCTACACCCATTTAAAAGATGATGTGGTAAAGTTTGATCCTTATAATAAGCCATGGCATTGGTGGGTAAGTGATAAGGCTAAGCATTTCACTAGAGAAAGCTTAGACATTCATAATTTGAGTTACTCAGATCTATCAAAGGGTTATTGATGATCTTAATTTATATTTTAATGCTAGTCGCTTTGGTGTGGCTAGCATTTCTACCATTTATTCATAAATAAAATAAAGGGGGCGTGATTGCCCCCTTTTTAAATCTATCTGATTAAATCCCAAGTAAGCCCAAGCCCGCAATCATATAATAAATAATCTAATCCTTTTGTTAAGGGTTTGATTTCATAAGTTTGTTCTTCTTGATCATCATAAAAATAAACTTGAATTCCTTTTATTTTAAAGGCGGGGCTTTTTTCCGCATCAAAATGTTTTTCTTGTAATTTGTTAAAAGACTCTACGCCCGCAAGCGTTAAGTAAGGAACAAACCACCCGTTCCATCTTTCATGTTCATAATAAAAGCCCTCAATAGAATCGTCCTTCCAACACTCAAAGCCAAATCTACCTTTTATTAAAGTATCGGGAATATGATCTGTAAATGTAAATGATCCATCTAAATAG